AAAACAGAACTGCTGGAAACGCAGACCGTGGACTTCTGCGTGGGCGCAGAAGGGCCTCGCCATGTGCCGGGCGATGTCATTGAAATCTGTGATGATGACTATGCCGGTATCAGCACCGGTGGTCGTGTGCTGGCGGTGAACAGCCAGACCCGGACGCTGACGCTCGACCGTGAAATCACGCTGCCATCCTCCGGTACCACGCTGATAAGCCTGGTTGACGGAAGTGGCAATCCGGTCAGCGTGGAGGTTCAGTCCGTCACCGACGGCGTGAAGGTAAAAGTGAGCCGTGTTCCTGACGGTGTTGCTGAATACAGCGTATGGGGGCTGAAGCTGCCGACGCTGCGCCAGCGCCTGTTCCGCTGCGTGAGTATCCGTGAGAATGACGACGGCACGTATGCCATCACCGCTGTGCAGCATGTGCCGGAGAAAGAGGCCATCGTGGATAACGGGGCGCACTTTGACGGCGACCAGAGCGGCACGGTGAATGGTGTCACGCCGCCAGCAGTGCAGCACCTGACCGCAGAAGTCACCGCAGACAGCGGGGAATACCAGGTGCTGGCGAGATGGGACACGCCGAAGGTGGTGAAGGGGGGGAGCTTTATGCTTCGCCTGACCGTGGCAGCAGACGACGGCAGTGAGCGGCTGGTCAGCACGGCCCGGACGACGGAAACCACATACCGCTTCACGCAACTGGCCCTGGGAAACTACACGCTGACAGTCCGGGCGGCAAATGCCCGGGGACAGCAGGGCGATCCGGCATCGGTATCGTTCCGGATTGCCGCACCGGCAGCACCGTCACAGATTGAGCTGACGCCGGGCTATTTTCAGATAACTGCCACGCCGCATCTTGCGGTTTATGATCCGACGGTACAGTTTGAGTTCTGGTTCTCGGAAACGCGGATTACCGATATCAGGCAGGTTGAAACCACAGCCCGCTACCTTGGCACGGGGCTGTACTGGATAGCCGCCAGTATCAATATCAAACCGGGCCATGATTATTACTTTTATGTTCGCAGTGTGAACACCGTTGGCAAATCGGCATTCGTGGAGGCCGTCGGTCGGGCGAGCGATGATGCGGAAGGTTACCTGGACTTTTTCAAAGGCCAGATAACCGAATCCCATCTCGGCAAGGAACTGCTGGAAAAAGTCGAGCTGACGGAGGATAACGCCAGCAGACTGGAGGAGTTTTCGAAAGAGTGGAAGGACGCCAACGATAAGTGGAATGCCATGTGGGCTGTCAAAATTGAGCAGACCAAAGACGGCAAACATTATGTCGCGGGTATTGGCCTCAGCATGGAGGACACGGAGGAAGGCGAAACTGAGCCAGTTTCTGGTTGCCGCTAACCGTATCGCGTTTATTGACCCGGCAAACGGGAATGAAACGCCGATGTTTGTGGTCAGGGAGATCAGATATTTATGAACGACGTGTTCCTGAAGCGCCTGACGGCCCCGACCATTACCAGTGGTGGAAATCCACCGGCATTTTCCCTGACATCAGACGGAAAGCTGACCGCTAAAAATGCGGATATCAGTGGCAGTGTGAATGCGAACGCCGGGACGCTCAACAATGTCACGGTAAATGAAAACTGTACGATTAAGGGCATGCTGGAGGCGACTCAGGTCAGAGGTGACTTCGTTAAAGCTGTATCCAAATCATTCCCGAAACAGGCTGGTACGTGGGGTAACACGGAAACACCAAACGGGACGGTTACAGTCACCATCAGCGATGATCATAACTTTGACCGTCAAATCATTATTCCGCCCATTATCTTTAACGGAATAGCGTATAGCTATCCGGGAAGTGGTAATAACCCGGGAGGTACAAGATACACGGGTTATGGTTTTGAAGTTCGCAAAAACGGTGTATTAATCGCATCCAGAGAAACTAAAGGGGCCATTCCCGGTAGCTACAGTGCGGTTATTGATATGCCGAGTGGCAGGGGAAGCGTCACTCTGGAGTTTAAGGTTTTCCATAAAGGCAATCAGCGGGCAGGTAATATCACCGACTGTACGGTGATTGTGACCAAAAAAGCCGCTTCCGGCATCAGTATTCGTTGAAATTGTTATAACCCATATAAGGGCACCAGAAATGGTGCCTTTTTTATTGCAGAAAAGCGAGAGGTAATTATGCGTAAACTTTATGCCGCCATTTTTTCCGCAGCCATCTGTCTGGCCGTATCCGGTGCGCCTGCATGGGCATCTGAACATCAGTCCACGCTGAGCGCGGGGTATCTTCATGCCTCGACGAACGTTCCCGGCAGCGATGATCTGAACGGGATTAACGTGAAATACCGTTATGAGTTTACGGACACACTGGGGATGGTGACGTCATTCAGCTATGCAGGAGACAAGAATCGCCAGCTGACCCATTACAGCGATACCCGCTGGCATGAAGATTCCGTTCGTAACCGCTGGTTCAGCGTGATGGCGGGGCCGTCTGTGCGCGTGAATGAATGGTTCAGCGCGTATGCGATGGCGGGTGTGGCTTACAGCCGTGTGTCGACTTTCTCCGGGGATTATCTCCGCGTAACTGACAACAAGGGGAAAACGCACGACGTGCTGACCGGAAGTGATGACGGTCGCCACAGCAACACGTCTCTGGCGTGGGGGGCTGGCGTGCAGTTTAACCCGACCGAATCCGTGACCATTGACCTTGCTTATGAAGGTTCCGGTAGTGGCGACTGGCGAACGGATGCATTTATTGTTGGTATCGGATACCGTTTCTGACAACAGACGCCGATTTATCTTCTGTAAATATTGTTATGATACGCAGGTTCATCCACCTTATGGGGTGAACTGCGTTTGAGGAAACGTAAAGTTACACTGTCCTGAAGCCCGTGGCGTCACTGCTGCGGGCTTTTTTTATTGGTGGAAAAGTATGACTGTAAAAATTTCTGGCGTGCTTAAAGATGGCACAGGAAAACCAGTACAGAACTGCACCATTGTGCTGAGGGCCAGACGAACCAGCAGCACGGTGGTGGTGAACACGGTGGCCTCAGAAAACCCGGATGAAGCCGGGCGTTACACAATGGACGTCGAGTATGGTCAGTACAGCGTCAGTCTGTTGGTGGAGGGATTTCCGCCGTCACACGCCGGGATTATCACCGTGTATGAGGGCTCAAAGCCGGGCACACTGAATGATTTTCTCGGCGCCATGGCGGAGGAGGATGTCCGGCCGGAGGCACTGCGTCGTTTTGAACTGATGGTGGAAGAAGCAGCGCGTCACGCAGAGGAGGCGAAGAAGAATGCCGGAGAGGCAGAGACGTCCGCGAGGAATGCCGGCATATCAGCCAGTAAGGCGGAAGCGAGCGCCGCAAATGCTGATACTTCAGCAGAGGATGCATCGGAGTCAGCCCGGCAGGCGGCAGAAAGTGCAGCCTCAGCAAAGCAGTCAGAGGATGCGTCCTCGTCCTCGGCTTCTGCGGCCGCTCAAAAAGCCAGTGAGTCATCACAAAGTGCAGCAGAAGCTGAATTGTCAAGAAAGACGGCAGAAAGTGCAGCCGGTAATGCATCCAGGGATGCGACGACCGCAGCAGAAAAAGCCCGGGAGTCAGCAGAAAGCGCACAGTCAGCGGAACAAAGCAGGATAGCGGCGGAAGAGGCCGTAAACCGAATCCCCACCGTGGTGGGACCTCCCGGGCCAAAGGGGGAACAGGGGCCCGCGGGTCCTCAGGGGCCGAAGGGTGATAAGGGAGAGCGCGGTGACACCGGCCCTGTCGGGGCAACCGGCGAACGGGGACCGGCAGGTGATGCTGGTCCGGCAGGCCCGCAGGGGCCGAAAGGTGACATGGGAGAGCGGGGAGAGACCGGTCTGACGGGAAATGCAGGTCCACAGGGTCCAAAGGGAGATACCGGTGCGGCAGGCCCGGCAGGCCCACAGGGACCGAAAGGAGAAACAGGTGCGGCTGGCCCGGTGGGGGCAACCGGACCTCAGGGACTGAAGGGCGACCCGGGGGAGACACAAATCCGTTTTCGTCTGGGGCCGATGAGCATTATTGAGACAAACAGCTATGGCTGGTTCCCGGATACAGATGGTGCGCTCATCACCGGACTGACCTTTCTTGACCCCAAAGATGCCACACAGGTTCAGGGGATGTTTCAGCATTTGCAGGTCAGATTTGGTGACGGGCCGTGGCAGGATGTTAAGGGGCTGGATGAAGTGGGCAGTGATACAGGCAGAACAGGAGAATGACATGAACATACTAAAAAAACTTATGCAGCGTCTGTGCGGTTGCGGAAAGCATGATGGCTGTGAACACGGGCAGTTACTTACAGCACAACTGCGACTGGGACCGGCAGACATTCTGGAGTCAGATGAGAATGGCATTATCCCGGAGCAGGACAGGATAATCACGCAGGTGGTGATACTGGATGCGGATAAAAAGCAGATACAGTGTGTGGTAAGACCGCTGCAAATCCTGCGTGCTGACGGGACGTGGGAAAATATTGGCGGGATGAAATAGCCGACGGATTCACAAAAACCGGAGTCCGGATCCGGTTTTTGTTGTCATGTCCGGTGGATGTTTGTAGGAAACCAAAGGTGGCAAAACTGCTGGAGGTTTTGTGGTTGAGTATGTCAATATAATTAATAGATTAAAGAGTTAGTTGTGAAGAAAATATGGATAAACAGGACGACGAATGCTTTCACCGATAAGGACAACTTTCCATAACTCAGCAAATATAGTGCAGAGTTCCCCCTGTCAAACGGTTTCTTTTGCAGGAAAGGAATATGAGTTAAAGGTCATTGATGAAAAAACGCCTATTCTTTTTCAGTGGTTTGAACCTAATCCTGAACAATATAAGAAAGATGAGGTTCCAATAGTTAATACTAAGCAGCATCCCTATTTAGATAATGTCATAAATGCGGCAAGGATAGAGAGTGATCGTATGATAGGTGTTTTTGTTGATGGCGATTTTTCATTCAGCCAAAAGGTTGCTTTTTCAAAACTGGAACAAGATTTTGAAAATATAATGATAATCTATCGGGAAAATGTTGATTTCAGCATGTATGATAGAAAACTATCAGATATTTATCATGATATTATATGTGAGCAAAAGTTACGCTCTGAAGCCAAAAGAGATGAATACTTGTTGAATCTGTTGGAGAAAGAGTTGAGTAAAATTTCAAATGCGCAGGATTCTTTGATTTATATGTATGCAGAGAAGAGAGATCATACATGGTTTGACATCTTCAGAAATTTAGCCTTATTGAAGGCAGGAGAAATCTTTAGATGCACAGATAACACAAAGAATCATGGAGTTTTATCCGGTGAGGGGTGTATATATCTTGATATGGATATGATGCTTACAGGTAAGCTTGGTGTAATGCGTGCTCCAGATGGAATTGCAGTACATGTTGATCGTCGTAATGACAGTGTAAATATTGAAAATGGTGCAATAATTGTTAATCGTAGTAATCATCCGGCTCTACTTGAGGGGTTGTCTTTTATGCACAAAAAAGTAGATGCTCATCCATATTATGATGGATTAGGAAAAGGAATTAAGAAATATTTTAATTTTACTACATTGCATGATTACAATCATTTTTGTGACTTTATTGAGTTTAAACACAAAAATATTATTATGAACACAAGTCAGTACACAGGAAGTTCATGGTAAAACCACCTCCCGTGGAGGTGGTTGCTTGCAGTCAGGTGTTTCGGGCCTGCGGCTTTTTGTGTTCCTTGGTAAGTGGTTACGATTCTTTTGTGTTATTCCTCTCTGCGTCTATTGTCTTGGATAGCCATAAGAGTTCAGATACTGAGAATTTTAATTGTGGTGTTCTGTCTCTCGCGCCGGGTGGGATCATGTCAAAAGCGCAGGATTTTCTGCTGAATACTGTGTAG